GTTCAATAGTTGTTAATTGAACATTTGCAATACAAAATAAAAACTTATCCGTATCTGTATTACCACTAAGTATAGTGGATTTTGTCATTTCTTGCGATGTGATAAAAAGCAATTCCGCCATTATTGAAATCTTTTATTAGTTGGTAAAAATCCATTATAAGGCATATCTTTTGGCTCGGTATAAACTAACTTATTATTAGCCTCTGGAATGAATTTATTTTCTTTTCTTGTTTGAGCAGGAGTCACCTCTTCGGCTAAAGGGCTATTAACGTCTGGATTTTTACTTCTGTCTTTCTTTGCGTAAATTACTCTATACCATTTATGGTGACAATCTCCTCCTCCCTTATATAGCCAAATAGAATAAGTGTTCGCTCCCTCAGGACCCCATCCTGCATTTACCGACTTACTGCCCATTGCTATAATGTCTTCTTTTCGATATACCTTTGATGCACTTATCATTTTTTGGCAAAATTCTCTTTGTGGATTATTTGAGCCTTTATATTTATAACGTACTTTGTAAATGTCGCTATCTTGCGCACTTTTAGCGTTTGGGTTTGCAGTGCCTGTAGTGGCTAATTGCAAGTCTATCTTATCTTCTTCTTCATAGTCAACTTCTCTTTCGTCTATTAAATCCCACTCGTTTAAATCTTCATCTTCGCCTAATCCTAAAAAATCATCTAAATCATTCTTTTTTTTTTCGTCGTGAGAATGCATAGCTATAGATTTTTGCTCTGTCAATGGAACAAAATATAAGTCTAAATTGATGTTGTAAAAATTTAAAACTTCTTCCAATGCTTCAGTAATATATCTTTGTTTAGGTTGTATAACTCGTTTCATTAATTGAGCCTCTGCCTCGTCTAGTTCATTAGCATTGTTTCCCAAACCTCCATCTGACATAATGCCGAACAGTTTAGGACTTACCACTTTATGCCCTGTCATTATTTGTTGTCTGCTTTCGCCTGTCAAATACTCCCATTGCTTATGTTGAGCATCATTAACAGGAAATGGAATGATAGTTATTTCAGCATCTCTACCATTAAACGAAATCACAAAGTTCATTGCATTAGGCGAACCTGTTAACTTGCCTTTTATCTTGCGTTCTAATTCGTCTTTTTGTTCAGGTGTTAAAGTACCACCATCAGGAATGTTTATAATGTACCCAGCAGATAATCCTTTTTTAATTGAATTAATGTAAAAGTTAGCAAGCTCCTCCTCCATTTCAGCGTAAGGTAACGCGCTTAAGTAATCAGGGTCGGAAAAATAGTTTTTACCTGCTTTGTATGGTTTAATACAATAAATCTCTATATCTTCTTTTGAAGTTCCGAAAGCAGGGTAATAAGTAGGCGTGTATTTTTGTGGATTACTCCAATCTTTAGAATGCCAATAACCCTCGATTAGCCCCTCCTCATTTTCCAAACAAGGTACAACTTGTTGTTTGGGTATATGATAAATCGCTCCTAAACTTTTTTTGTCTTTTGCCTTTATAACTTGAAAAGAAGCCTCTCCGAACAATTCAAAATCAGAAATAATTTTACGTAATTCTTTAGAACTAAATACAGATACTAAATTAATCCAAGCACTTGTATTTACATTTTTAGAACGCAAACCATTACCGTAAATTAAATTACAGTAAGAGTCTATAATTGCGCTATTAGTTGGCGAACCGTTAAACCTATCAATTACGTATTGATAAAATGAATTTTGTTTACCATTTAACACCCAATTTTTAGATTTATTTTCTTCTAATTTAGGTCGTACATAGTTGCTTAACTGCAGTAATCTTATATCGTTACTCATAAAAATAAAGGTCGTTTGTTGCTTTGAAATTTTGCGTATCTTGTGATGTTGCAAATATTTTATCCCTGTAAATTATCCCATTTGCATCGGTTATTTTTACTTGATATTTATCATTTTCGTTAAATGCAAAAGTAAAAGTAAGAGTCAATATACCGTTTTGAGTAACATAAATAGGTGTTACTAACGTTTCTATTTGAGTCGCTTCATTATATAGGTACAAATCTAAAACCCCATCAGTATAATAACGTGGTATAATTGCGATTAAATGCTCTGTATCGTTTGGATTTACTACTTTCATATATTTTAAAACAAAAAAAACCTCTTTTTGTTACGAAAGAGGTTTAATTAAAACTAAAAAAAATGAAAAAATACAGTTACGGCAACAAAGCTAAAAATGCTGTCACGGTTGTGGCATCTAACTTAGGAGACAAAGCACCTGTAGTAGAAACGCCTGTAAGAGTGTATCCATTTAAATCTCCTTTTGCTCCTCCAGTAGATTGAACTACCGTAAAGTCTATTCCATCATCTGTTCCGATAGCGTGGAAAATTCCATTTCTATCTTTTACGACTGCCATAGGGAAGCCATAAGCTAATAGGTTCATTTCTGCCGAAGTAACAGCGTCGATTTTCTTTAAAACAACTGTAAGTGTTTGAGTGTTTAGTGATGTTCCTGAATTTCTATCAGATACTAAAGACTCAGCTACATTGTTTCCATCTCCTTCAAGTTCATACTCAAAGACTGTTGTAAGGAGTGGATTAATCGCTGTTGCAACCCCTGCTGTAACTGTGAAAGGATTTTCGACAAAATTAAAAAGATATAGTTTACCTAAACCTCCTAAACCCTGTTTACAAGCCTTGTCACGTCCTGCTGTAATATCACAAGCCATATAATTATTTGTTTAAATTAAGGGCGATAACTAAACCGCCCTTGTTACTTATTTTAACTATGCGATAGGTCTTGCCCAAACAATCTCAGCACCGTTGTAATACCCAACACCTGCGTTGTAAACCATTGTACCGATAATTTTACCGTTAAGTAAAGTATCATCTTGGTCAATCATTCTCACCTCGTTGTGGTCCGCAAGTAAGCCAGTAGCAAAGATTAAGTTTTTAGGCTCGGCAATCACAATTGTTGAAGTTGGCAATCCGTTAATTTCTTCAATTGTATATTTACCAAATTTAGGCGCTGTATTTGCGTCCCCACCCAATCCATTAGCTACTCCCTTAGAAGCTAACCAAAATCCGTAAAACATATAAACATCAGGTGAAACACCAATTTTTAAAGATTTTCTTCTGATATCTACAGGAATAGAACCTAAAGCAAGTTTCAATTGAGCCTCAACATTCGCCTCTGTAATAGCGTCCAAATCAACATCGATAACTGTTGCATCAGCTAAGAATTGTTTAAGGAATCCGTCAAATTCGTCTGCATTTGTAGCATCACCATTCCAGATATTGTCGTCTAATTCTTCGGCTGTTTGTCCTAATTTTTCAACTAAGATTGCGTCCATAATGTCTTTTGGAGCGTTATCATTGTGAGCACTTGCTCCCATAGACTCTTCACTCCATTGCGCTCTGAAATCTTCTTTACAAACCTCGAAATCATCTTTAAATTTCTTAGGTTCTAAAACTTTTTCAGATAAAGTAATTGCACCAGCCGGAACGTGTCCGCAAGTGTATTCTCTTTTTCCTCCTGTCATTGCGATTTTACGCAAATTCAGTTTATAATTTACGTTAGGAAATACGGTTACAAATCCTTTTGAGATAGTGTCCGCTTCCTTAAATGCTTGTCCAACAATTTCGCCTGCCTCTTTGCCTGCGTAGTTAGATGTTACTGTTACTGTAGTAGCCATATTTAGTTCTTGTTTTTATTTAATGTAAATGCGATTCTCTCTTGTTTTGTCATTTTTGAAAAGTCAATTTGCACAGGCGTACCGTTAATTGGCTTGCTTGCTGGTTGTTTTGACAATTCAGTTAATTGACTTTGTAAATCTTCAATCTGTTTAGATTGTTCGCTATATTTAATCAGAATTGATTTAATAGCACTTTCAATTTCACTTGCAATTTTAGCATCGTTAGAAACTTTACCGTCTCCCTCGTTTGCTAAGTCTTGCGCTGGTGCTGGCTCTACTGGTTCGCTAACTGGTTTAATAGAATCAACGATTCCCTCAGTTACTACAATCAATACCGTACCGTCTTCAAGTGGGTGTTCGCCTACAGGAACAGGAACTCTTGTGCCGTCCTCAGCAGTTACCCAACATGATTTACCAGCTTCTAAAACGTCTCCCTCAAATTCAATCTTAACGCTTCCGTCCATTAGCATAACCTCACCTAATTGTATTTCGGTTTTTGCAGGACTGAAAGCAAGTAAAATTTTCTCTAAAAGAGAGTTTGTTTTTGCTTGTTCACTCATATTTATATTTGATTTTAAATTTACTTCCTCTAAGCTAAGCATCGCATCAATACTAAAACCTTGTACTTTGCCAGTTTTTACATAATCATTCCAAATTTCCTCGCTATCAACTTTCATAACAGCAACCCATGAACCCTTAGGATAACTAAAACCGAAGTTATTACTTTTATCGTTAGTTGGATTTTCAACTATCCAACTCTCTGTAAAAGTAACGCCTTGTATTTTTTTATCTAAAGAATGTTCGATAGTTGAGTTAGAATGCGAATTGTTTTTAAAAAAACCGTATGATAATTCTTTTATAGTTTGCTCATTGAAAACTATATTGAACTCCTCACCGTTTTGATTCCTGTATATTGGTTTATTAGGCTCTAAAACTAAACCCATTAATATCCGTTGCTCTTTGTCTACAGTCTTAAACTCTACTATATCATCCTTAGACAAAGCCACAAATAACCCCTCCATTGCTGGATTCTCAACTAAAGAAATCCCATAAACTCCTTTATTTGTAAGTGGATTATATTTTGCTTGGTAGGTTTTCATTAAATAGAACTATAAATAGGTTTAATTTGAGAAGCTAAATCTGATGCTTTTTTCTTTAAAGCATTTAATTTTATAACCATATCGTCTGCTCCTAATTCATTTGCTTTTTTTATTGCATTATCAACTTGTGCTGGGATATTAGATTCCAATCTTATTAACGCTTGACTATAATTAGATTTCAAAGTTTTTTGTAATTCTTTAGCGTCCTTTACTTGAGTTTCTGCTTTACTAAAAAGCTCTTCTATATCTTGTAAAGCGCCTAATTGCACATTACTTTCAAACGCTAACTTTATTTCTTCTACTTTCATTTTTTTTGTTATTTATAATTAAACTAAATTATGTTACTATTGTTATATTTTTGCTAACCTAAAGACGCTTCACTTACTATATTCCTATCTAAACTTTGAGAAGTGCTTACATCTGAACTTACTACATATGCTTTAATCGGTGCGCCTTGTTGAGCTAATCCTTGCGCTATTTGGTTATATAAAGG